TACTTGTCGTTAAAATTAGCATTACTAAAGTCAAGTCTGTCAACAAGCTTAACTGCGGTTTTACCCATGTGGTCAATAGCAACAAAGCCTTCTTGCCCTGTTACTTGAAGCCCGTCAGCTGTTCTAAGCAAAGTAGTTAAACCGCCAGCTTTATTTAATTTACTTATGATTAAAAGTTTTGCGTCAATAATTAAATTATATAAATCAAACATAGCAACTAATTCTTTGGTTGATGTTTTCTTAAAGTATTCTAATGTCGCGTCTTTTTTGGCTCGCTGTCCTCTTCTACCTTTATCGGTTTTTCGTTTGGCAGCTTCTTTTTCGTATATATCATCAATATACTTTTCTAAATCCTTTACAAACATACGAGTATTACGTATCTTTTCACCGGCTCTAATTTTAGTATTAACAAAAGTTTTTGTTCTCATTAACGTGTCATTATTATTTGCTACACCATTTAATGTTGCTGGTTTTATTTTTTGGAATAAGGATCCTGCAGCTGATAATATTTTATTAACCTTTTCGGTTTCTGTAGCCGTCATCGTTGCCGTACCTGAAACATCTCTATATACCGCGTCTACCGACCAACACGTTTTCGTTGTTTTGAGGCCTGAAGCGATCTCCTCTCCAAAACTTGCAGACATTTCTTCAAAGCTTGATCCTCTGTATACCGTATGCCAGACCACTCCGATTTTGGATTTGAGTATTTGCTTACCGAGGTTTGATGCCGTAGGTACCGCGTATACGATCGTATTAGGATGGAAAGTAACATGCGGTTCACCCTTAATGTCCAATATTTTGAGATCTTTTTTATCATATAGAAAATCACCTTGTACTACACCTTTGATACCAAGTTTAGGAAACTCTTCTAAGGCTAGTTTTAGTTTTACATTTAAATCACCTGACGTGTCTGAATCGACATCGGCTGCTGTTTTATATACTTTAGGGTTCTTATTAAAAATACCCTTTTTAGCAACAAAGAATTTTTTGTCACTTGGATCAATCCCTGCAAATATTGCAGGTGCACCGTCCCATTTAACTGATACATTAACTTTGGATTTTGAACTACCTTGTAGCATATCTCTCAATGCTCTAAGGAAATTAATAGCAGAACGTGTACCATCAACACCAAGGTTTAATATTGAATCCTCAATATGTTCCATATGAACATTCTTTTCTTCAGCGAGATAGTTTTTAAAGCTTAACATTTAGATACCGTTGAATTTTATGGCAAGATTAAACCCTTGCGCAATTTTGTTATCAGGAAGTGGTTTATTAGAACGTACTGACATGTTCATAGTTACAGTATTACTACCAACTAAATCAATAAACCAGTTTTGTTTTGATGAATCAGATTTATAAGCTCTAATAGTTTTTACAGTTGGAAGATGCGCATCTAATGCGTCTTCGTCAGTAACCATTTTATATTTAGTTCCTATTGCTTTTACAACAACTAATGGAACATTCTCGTCCTTTTTAAGAACTTGTTTTACTATATAATCTATGGTAGACTGTCTGTCTTTATTTACTGCATCAATCAATGAGTCTCTAATAGTTTCGAGCATTTGATCGTATTTGGCTTCGTAGTTCTTTGAATCTTTTTCTTTAGCGGCCTCTATCGTATCAATAGATTTTTCTTTTTGAGACCTAGTCTGCCAATCTTTTGGCAATCCAAATGACTTATGAGTTTGATTATATACGTTTGAAATAAGTTTATCCTTATCTTTTGTATAACCAAAATCGTCAAAGAATTTATTTACATATGTATTAAGTTGAGGCTCACGAGTTTTATCACCGCCTGCTTTTAATGATACACCAAGCATTTCACCTGTTTTAAATTCAACAAATAAATCGCCTTTATGAGATGCCGGAATTCCTGGAGGTTTAGCACGATAACCCCAGTAAACTTGTTTAATAGGACTACCTGAATGTAACTCATCTAAATATTTTAAAACTGCCAAAGCATTTTCCATTTTCTCTTTATATTTTGATGAAGACGGAAATGATTCAATAAACGCTTTACCTGCATCAGCATCTTTTTTATTTACGTAAACGCCATAATCTTTTTTAATATTCTTTTTCATATAGTCATAAAGACTTTTGACAGTATTAAATTTTTGACCTGACATGAATGCAATAGCTGGTGCAAGTTCTGTGATAGTAGAGTTAAGAGTTGTTTCAGACATGCCGCCTGATAATGGCTTATATGTAATACGTATTTTATGAGTTTTAAATGGTACTTCAGTTTGACCCGTAGAACCACCGCCTCGTTTTGCCGCATGTTTTATATTAGCTTTTTTCAAACGAGCTTCAACATCTTTTTTAAGTTGAGCACGATCGTCTTTTGGACCACGAATAACAATAGTCGTAATAGACTTGGTACTTTTTGCAATTGTATATGGAAGTACAATGGCTTTACCTAGTTTTAATTGATCGCTTCTGTTTATTGCACGAATGTCTGTTGTTGCTTCGTTCAAAAATGTTTTGAAACGTTCCATAGTTAACTCCGTAGTACTTTGTTTAGAGTTATTTATAATAATTGCTTACATCAATTCGCCAGCACTAAACAAATCTTTCTTTTTGACTTTACCAATATTACCTTTATCAAATACAGGACTATCATCACTAAATGATACTGAAGGTTTAGGCATAGAGTTAGCAACTGCTTGTCCTTGAGTGATACCTTTTTGAGCACTATCTTCTAAATCATATATCTGCATCTTTGCTCTATCAACACCAACAACAAATCGACGATAATGACTTAGGTCACCCCAACGGTTTTTAAGTTGCTTAATCATTAATTGTCCAAGACCATCAAGTTCTTCGGATGTAATTAAACCAAGGATACAATCCGCGGTATGAGTGATACCCATTGACTCAGATGTATTTGTCAAATCAACATCAGTATTACCATAACCATCTCTATTGAACTGAGACGATGTAATCACGGCACAATTATATTCCATAGCAAGACCACGGATTTCTTCAGCGATTGATTTAACTAATGTATATGAATTAGCAGCCGCGGCACCTTTAACTCGAGATGATGCGCAGATGTTCAAATAATCAATCATAATAACATCTGGTTTGAAGTTACGTTTCATTCGCAACTCTGTTAATAAATGTCGGAAGTGACCAGTATGAGCAGAACCTGTCGGATATTCTTTAACAACTAGTTTACCCGTGGTTTTACCTTTGATACGTTCCATTCTTTTATTATATACATCACGTGGCATTTCCGATACTTCATCAATCGTAATACCCATCATGTTAGCATCAATACGTTCAGAGATACGTTCCTCGGCCATTTCCATTGTAATATATAATACGTTTTTACCTTGAAGTAAAGCCGACGCGGCCGCATGACATTTGACTAATGATTTACCACCACCGGTTGTAGCCAATAAGACTGTCATAGATTTACGAGGTAAGCCACCTTTGGTAATTTTGTTGAGCAATTCAATATCAAAAGGAATACGCTCTTCTTTCTTGTGGTAAAAATCATAACGTGATTCATAGTCTTCAAGGTAATCGTGGCCGACTGAACTATCAAAACTAATACTGAGTGAGTCTTGTAATAATGCAGGCAAACCGTCTTTACCGAGTTCAGCTTCTGATCCATCAACTACGAGGATTGCTTTACGAATTGCGTTATATAAATCGCGATCTTGGCAAAACTTTTCAGTTTCTTTTACAAGCCATTCTTGGTCTGTATCTTCGTCGCGTTTAAGAGTATCAACTGAAGCCATTATACTTCTGTAAGACTCTTCGTTCATATCTTTACGTTTGTCAAGTGTCAGTTTAAGTACCTCAACTGAAGGAGGATCTCTATATTCTTCAACGTAACTTGAATACGTTTCAAATATTTTCTTATGGTTGTTGTCTTCAAAGTAATCTGTTTTTATGTACGGATATACTTTACGAAAATAATCTTCGTTAAATACGAGATTAGATAATACAGTGTTCTCTATCATTATTGATTCCAGTGGCTGAGTTGAATATGGCGGCTCTGTAATTGAACCGCCATACCTTTATAATAATACATTTTGTTATAAATGTCAACTAAAATTTACTCTGATGTGTCAGCAATTGCTTCGTCAATCACCGCGATGTCATCATCGCGCATAATAGCACCTGATCCACCGATAGTAAATGAGTCTTTAATATATTGACCAAAGTTTGTTTCTTCAAACATTTTTAGCCAAAACTCTTTATTATCGTTTACTTCTTTAGCTCTCATTAACTTATCAGAAATAACTTCGCCTGTTTCTGGATTGATTGCTTCATACCAACCAACTTTTGGTTTGTTGAGGTAACCACCTTTTTCAGCAACTTCCATTAGACCTGACCATTTAACAATACCGCCGTCATAAGATACTGAGATTGGAATTTTTGATTTCTCTTTAACGTGTCGAGATTTCTCAATATTAATAACGAAGTGATAACCTGTAATCTCAGTACCAACCTTTTCTTGGCGTCGACCGATAATCCAAATGGCGTCAGCAGAGTAATAAATCCCTGTACCGCCAGATACGATAGCCTTTGGAAACAAACCAATCTCTTGGTAAGTATGGTTAACCGCAATCAGTGGAATATCTTTAAGATTAAGATGCGGTGTTACAATACGGAATAGAGATTTCAAGGCTTTTGCCCTTGACATATCAGCAACTGATTTACCGTCAAGTGCATCCTGTGTTTCTTTCTTTGATGCCAAGTTACCGACTGAGTCAATAACAATAACTACATTATCTTTCTTTTCAATTTTATCAAGCTGTTGGGAAATATCAAATTTAAGTTGCTCAACATCTGTGATTGGTGTATGTACAACTCTATCCATATCAATACCAAAGCTTTCAAAGTACGCTTGTGGCGTACCAAACTCTGCATCATAAAACAATAAGATAGCATCTTTATTACGCTTCATATAAGCACCTGCCATTAACAGAGCAAATGCCGATTTAAAGTGTTTTGATGGTCCTGCTAATACCAATAGTCCCGGTGATAAACCACCGTCAATTCTTCCTGATAAAGCAACGTTTACCATTGGAACATCTGTCGGCGCCATATCCTTTTTACCAAAAACTTTTGATTCCATTAATGGCGCGGTCATTTTAATTGTGCTGTTTTTCACTATCTTGTCTAAGAGACTCATATTAGCTACCTTCTACTATTGATTTCAGTTTACTTTTATAGGCCTCAATTTTGCTTACGCGATCAGGCCAATAAATTGTTGATTTCTCAGAATTCTTACATAAGTTATCCAAGAACGGTGTTACCGATTTAAATAATAGTTCTAAACGATATTCAAGGTCGTCAGCCGCAAGTTTAGCATCAGTGAGTTGATCCTCAAGTGTTTGCTTCTCGCTGCTGACTTTTTGAATGGCGTCTTTGGCTTCTGCTTCTTTTTCCTGAAGCTCTTCATCAATGAAGCTGAAACCAAAGTCAAAGTCTAGAACTTCTTCATAGACTTTATTAGCCATTTGCTAGTTCCTTAAAAATAGATAGATCATCGTCGTCATCGTCCATTGACATTCCTTGTGAAGTGCTTGCCGCTGGCATAGCTTCTTTCAAGGTTGGTTCTGGCGCTGATTTACTCGTATTACCGAAACTACTTAAATCTAAATCATCATCTTCTTCAGCAGTGGATGGTACTGATGCATCCTCACCTAAAGCAAGTACACGATATAGTTTTTCTTTTAGTTCTGCATACGATTTGAAGTTCTTTGGATCCACTAGTTCTTGTAACTTGTGTTGTTGATTCCAAATACCTTCGATTACTGAATCGTCTTCTGCAATTGCAGATGGTTGGTCAAATTCAGATTTGTCATAGTTAGGGTATCCTTCAAACTTACGAATTTTCAAACGGAAGTTAGCGCCTTCCCAGAAATCAAATGGATTTACCGGACGTTCGTCTTCGAATGTTGGGTTCATCAAATCATTTAATTTGTCAAAAATCTTTTTACCAAATTGGTACATAAAGACTTTACCATCATTTTGAGGGTTTGCGCTGTCTTTTACGACGAGGATATTAGCCACGTATTTTAATCGACGCTTTTGTTTACGAGCCAAGTCTTTATCAGACTCAACACCAGAATTCCATAACTTAGAGTTATATTCTGATACTGGATCGTCTTGGCTGATGCTTGTAAGCGAGTTTTCAATATACCATAATCCTGTTGGTCCTTGAAAACCGTGGTCCCAGATACGAACGAATGGCATTTCTTCACCTTGCGCTGCTGGCAAGAATCGAATAATAGCAAAACCGTTACCCGCTTTATCGCGTGTTGGTTTCCACATTTTACCTTCGTTGGGATCTGCGTAGCTCTTTGTTTGAATTTTTTCGAGCTGTGAGTTCAATTTGTTTAGAGAAGCTGAACGATTCTTCTTAAGTGCGTTGAAATCCATTGTCATGGTTGTATCTCCTAATTTTGCTGTGTATAGCGTTTGTTTATATTGCGATGTATTTGTCGGTTAAGCCGACCATCTATTTATATTAGAAAAAGTATTCACGTATGATATTTTTAAACTTTTTCTGTTCAATTTCCAAGAAAGGGTAATATTTCTTAGATAGTCTTATTATATCACTTGCTACGATTTTGTCAACTACTTTTTGGTCCCAATACGAAAAAATATTTGCGCAATGAGTTAGTATCGTAAATGTCTCAAGTGTTATTTGTCGTTGAATATAGAGAGTCATAATAGCTGGATGCTGCCCTTGGACAGACACAAAGTTATCTTGGTATTCGTCTCTAAGTTTACTAAGATCGTCCTTAACGACGCGTGATAATGAATCCCGTTTCTTGGTCCATTCCACATAACGATCCTCGCCTTGTTGCTCAACGATTTCTCTGATCCATGCATTTGGTTTGACTATCATATTAGCCATTAACAATTTCTCAGGGTCCTCTTTTTGAGCGAGTTTGTGAAAAAAGAAAACGTCGTTTCGAGTACGATATGTCTCAAACTTAGCTCTAATTTTTCCTCTGTACTTATGATAATCGTAACCGTCAGTAGTAAAATGCTTTTTCATTGCAAGATATTTTACGTAACAATTAAACGATTCTTCATTAGCAAAGCTCTGTGATGTCTTTATCATCTTTTATCACCATTTTCATTTTCACCGCCTCTGTCCTTACCTTTTCTTTAAGGATAGTAGACTTTTTGACTATATCGGCAACTGCCTCTATTTCCAAACCATTTAGACGCGCATACTCAACGAGCGCATCAATATAATTAACCCCATTTGATAACATACTTGATATATCATGGTGTACCTTTTCAGGTGTACGTGGGTTAATAACTTTTTCTGTAGTAATATTTTTATCCTTATCCATTTAAAGATTTAACTCCATTGAGCCAGTTTTCAGCAGCGCTTTCTGCCCAATGAATTGACTTACCTTCATATACTTCTTCCTGAATAAATTCTTCATTAATAAAAAACCTGCAGCCACTACCGTCTGATGTTGTAAAGTATTCAGCTTTAAGTGTCTTGCCTGCTTTTTCCATTATAATAGTGTCGCCTGCCATTTTACTTTCCTTAATATTTGAAGTTGATTTCATTGAGCCGCAGTTTGAGCAATATGCGACGGTTACCTTAAAATGATAACCGCCTATTTCTATATACTCATAACCTTGATTTATATTAACTATATCACAACAACCATAGAGTGTCAACCGTTAATCTCCGCAAAAAGAACATTATTTACATAATCGTCTTTGTCTTCTTCAGTAATGCCCATAGCAAGTATTGACCGATGAAGGTGCGGATTTTTCTTTTGGTTAACACAATATTTGTTTAATAGAGGTGATGTATCTCTTTCTGACTGATATGCCATATCGTCTATGTTGTCTAAGTAATAATCAACAAGGTCAGATGTTACCTCAATGAATTGGTCAAGTTCTTTATCAGTATTGATATTACCAACAGCAATCATTGATTCTGAGAATATTTCTTTTGCCCAATCAGGTAGTTCTCTTGGTTTATTCCATTCCAAGTCTTTAACCTTATTAGCCATATAAGAACTATATGGATGTTCAACACCGCGCAGTGGAGAAAAATCCATAAACGAACCAGTAATCTTTTTTGGACCAGCAACAATATCAAACCCTAAGATTGGTAATTCTAAACCAGCCTTAGGGAATACATTAACATGCATTAACCAAAGTCCTTTGCCATCGGCAGGTACAATAGTTTTTAAATGTGCTTTATCTACTTGGTCTGAGTGCCAGAACCTGTCGTCCCAATCCTTAAAGTATAGATCAGTCATGGCAGGTTCATCGTATTCAGTAAAATTGTCTTGGAACTTGCCGCGTATATGCGCAGCGTAATCGTTCAATCTATCCCATAATAGGTGTGTCATCTATTTTTTCGTAGCCTTCGGAGTTTTGCAAATTCATTTAGCATTCGTGTTTCTCTAATTGTTTTAAGTAAACCCCTTCGTTTACGAGCAGTTTTACTTTTAGACATGCGTTCTGCACGAGCCTTTGGTTTAAGGTTAACTGTATCTAATACGTCATCTTGCATTTTACTCTCCTTATATGTTTTGTGCGACCATTTTGTCACGGTACTTAATATTGGGTTGAACTCTAATACCGACCTTTGATTGTACCATTCCATTAGCGGTTTTAATAGGTAAAGCTTTATTGTTCAGCTTTATATGCTGTGGAAATAATCTACCAAGTTCATTAGAAGCATTTTCAATTAGCTCAGCATCTCTAATATCAGACATACCACCGGCATGACCAGGTTTTTTAGTTTTAACCATCCATTTAGAAACGTTAGCAACATCATAGCCTGCATCAATTGTCGATAGAAACGCAACGATATCTTCTGAGTATGGTAATAGATCATAACGTAATGTATCGGCGTCAAGTGTTTTAAGATTTAAAAATGAATTTGTAAATGCCCAAGAGTTTAAGTTATAAGGCCACGCAGTTTTTCCTTTTGGAAATATCTGAGGTCGTAAAACCGCATAGGGATATTTGTCAATTAAATCAGAACAATATTCCATGCATTCATAAAACTCTTGCTCGTTTGCACGTTCTTTATAAACCTTAATAATATCTTTTTCTTCATTGAGATAAGCGCAATGGAGAGAACAATCGTCGTCAACCATCCATATCTTTTCGTTTGCAAAATGTCTGCAGATAGCATCTCTTTTATCGCTAATGCCCTTGAGATTATCAAAAGCAAGAACGTTATATTTGTCTTCGTATTTTTTGTACTTTTCATACTGCTCACCCGATCGTACTGCAATGTAAACATTCTTTGAGTACGAATCGGGAACCATTTCGAGACTACGAACAGACTCAGATCTGTTGTGACTCGGTATCACAATTTTCATTTTTTCTCCTATTCCAAAAATGCTTTCGCGTAACGAATTACTTTTTGATTTATATTAGTATTTTATAACAAATAGCTAAGAATGTCAATAGTTATTTTGATAATTCGTCAAATAATTCTGATGCGAAATCAAAGCATTTCTTAGCTTCGTCTTCCATTCCGTCATGTAATAGTTTTCTAAATTCTTCAATGAGTACTTTAGTATCACCTTCAAATTCATACATAATACCTTTTCCAGGTGTTTTAGCTTTAATGATTTGTCCACCATGCAGTTCACCAAAATGCCTTACATACATATGAGCTAATAAGCTATCATTATCGTCTGCATCAGCCAATCCTTGCATGTGTGTCATACATCTGCTAACTGATTCTGGATAACTATCAATATCGTCAAATCCATAAATTTCTGATAACTCATCCATATCCTGAAGGATACGCGGAGCTCTATAGATTGCGGTAAGATTTGGTGGAATAATTACAATGTCTTCTAATAGTCTGTATACTAAGTACTGACAATTCAAAAACTTGTAATATACGAATGGGTCTATGCCACCACTAATTAATTGCTTAGCAAATTTTCTACGTTCAGCTGCTTGGTGATGTGCCCATGTGAGTTGCTTCAGTTTATTAGTCATAATATATTGCCCTCTGTTTATGGTGTACCTTTTATTTATAACGAAAAAAGGGAAGCGATTTGCCTCCCCTTAATCTCATAATGTATGCATTCTAACTTAGAATTTAAACGATGCGCCCATTTTTACGTCGCCAAATTCCATGTCTGAGTTAGTAGCTACTTCCCCATAGACGTTCAGGTTGTCTGTGAGTACATATTTGCTGCTAAATTCTAAACCGGTAAATGTTCCATCTACGCCTTTATCGTCTAAGTTTAGGATGTTCATTGGTGCTTCCACCTTTAGTCCAAAACCCATTACATCTGCGCCTAAGTATGGAGTGAAATCCAATGCCCAAGTTTCTACACCTGTTGTATAGTTCATATCAGCTTCTGCGCCAAAATTAATTGATTGACCAGCTACTGCGATTTCTTCTGCTTGCGCTGTTCCAGCTAGCAATACTGCCGCTGCGATTGTTGTTGCGAATTTCATTTTATTACCCTTTTTATTGTTTAATGAATATCACTTTTCTGTTGCTAGGTAAGTGACCAACCCCCTGCGATTATGCCGCTAAGGCCAATCCAGATGGTTTATAATTGTTATTTGCAATTATTAAATTCGATCTATACGCGATCACCCGATGAACTCCATTAAGCTATTCCGTCCGTCGATCCTTGTTCTGCCCCATCAAAAACATACCTAACTTAGGTTTGTAGACCAGGAATACACCTTTGTACGCCGTTTGTGCACAACTTAGTACCAAGTCATCGAGCTGACTGATCAGGGCCATTAGATATGTTTATGGTGGAGCAGGTGGGTACTGCCCCCACGTCCGATCCGTATTCACGTCATTTCAACGTTCACTAATTATATATATCACATTTAGAGAAAATGTCAATAAATTTAAATACTAATTAAAATACTGTAACTATTTTGTAACAGTCATTATAACTATTATTATTTTATAGTAGATAAATCTATTATATCCTATTTTAAAATATTGTCAATAGATATAAATAAGTTTATGATAAAATTTTATATTACTGGTACTAGGCGAGGTCTAGGTAAAACACTGAAACAAAAATATGGTATCGTATCATCTTTAGAGGAATGCGATGTATTCATTAATTGTAAACACGATGGCTTTGAACAAGTTAAGTTATTATACGAAGCAGCCAAACTTGGCAAACGTATTATTAATATAGGTTCTAATTCACCGGATCAATCAAAATATTACCCACATATGTATCAAGTTGAAAAGGCAGCGCTTGATAAAGCGAATGACCAGTTATTTTATCAAGGCACAGAAACAACTATCGTACGGTTTGGTTATTTTGATTCACCTCGTGTTGCAGAGGTAAAAGATAAAAAGATGAGTATAGAATATTGTTGTGAAGTAATTGAGTGGGTGTTAGAGCAGCCACATAGAGTAAAGGAAATAACGGTATGTCCATAAACATAGAACATATATTATTAGAGTTAGAAAGTTTACCAAAATATGATACACAGCTTTCATTACAGGTGACAGCTGATGGTTCTAGTGGTGAAGGGCAGTTAGCAAAATTAGATTATAAAGAGGAAGACTTTAATGTGTTTGCTTACGATATACCATATACTAATTCTGTATTATCTGAATTGGGAATGTATAGATCTCGACTTATGAATATGAAACCAAAAACTTGTTATTCATATCATTGGGATCCAACTAAACGAATGCATATACCATTACTTACTAATGAAAATAACTTTTTTATTATAGACGATGAAATAAGTAGGTACCCTGCAGACGGATCGCATTACCTTATAGACACTACTAAGAAACATACTTTTGTCAATGCTTCTTTTGAGAGTAGGCTTCATATTGTAGGCTGTGTAGATGCGTAATATCTCCAGTATAGAAAATGCTTTGATAGTTATCCTTATACATTAGTTCTATCATTTCTGGATATACTTCCCAGTCTTTAAATATATCAGGTCTGCCACGTTTTAATCTTTTAAAGAAACCTTTACTCTTATCTCTTGTCCATATAACAAGAGGAAAGTCAGATAAGGTATCAAGTGTATATTTTAATTCAGCAAAGTTGTCAGTCTTTTCAAGCGGATTAGTGCCATCAGTCCTATATTCATTAAACATATAATACCTACTAAATACTCTAACGGCATTACTGGTGCATATCTGAGTACCAGAACACTGTACTAGGCTATCGCCATCATATGTGAATGTAAAGTTGTACATCTTATCAAGGTTTAATTTATCACCCGTGTAATTATTAGATAGCCTATCGTTTAAACTGTCGAGATGTAATTGTTCAAATTCGTATGACCAATCGCCAGGTTGTACTTCACCTTTTAAAATATATGGAACTATTCTCACGCTTCAACACCTAATATTAATAAATCGCCATTGCCTTCAACACTATGATAGTATTCTGAATTTTTTATAAACATAATACTATTGTCTTTTACGATAATCTTTTCTAGTTTTTCTTTTGTTTCTATATCATGTAAAAATATATTATGATAACCAGATAAAGATATACATAGGGATCCTCTATGCTGAGCCTTATCGTCAATATGAATTGGGCATTTTGGAAATGACTCATCGTACCGCCATATGCAAGTATAGCCATGATCGTATATTGTATTTAAACCTGTAATACTTTTTATTTGCTCTTTAATATTAATTAACTCATCTGCTGCATAAAACGTCCACGTATTTGAATCTAAAGTTATACTAGATGTTCTTTGCCATATCTGCTTATCGTCGGGTTTTCCAGTTAATTTAACATCACACATATCAGTGATTAACTTTTTTAGATTATCAGATATAGTATATGATGTTTGCCAAGTCATAATATAGACTCAACTCTTTCTTTAAATGATTTAAAATCAATTGGTGGTATATTATTCCATCTTGTAACAAACGCGCATCGAGGTGCTTCTGTAATAATTACTCTATGCATTACCTCTGTATCAATAAGACAAGGCTTATCAATAATGATTTCACCAATCTTACGATCAGCTAAAAACTTTTCAAACTCTGGTGTACCTTGACCCATTTGACTCTGCGCTTTAAATTCGTGGTAATAATAATATCCTTGAGCATTCTTTTCAGGCAAACATATTTCATCTTCCAATGTTTCAAAATAATCTAAACGACTTGCGCCTAATACGGGATATATGATATTATATCCTTGGCTATGTTCTCTATTCTGATCTATGTCAGTGTGAGGAAATACATCTTTCTCTGTGCTATCAGCCGTGTTAAAACCAGTTGATCTAAATTGATAATGAGGATGTACCTTTCTGTGTTGAGATAAAATAGGATCGTATATGGCTTCATAGCCAGTATCTTCACCTGTCATATTAAACTCTAGTGAATAACTTTCAAAAGGTGTCTTACCAAATACATTAAAGTCTTCACCAGCCCTTGCTCCTTTTACCTTTTCATATAGGTCAAGTAATAATTCGTGCTGAGGATCAACGTCTACATACTCTGCAATCCCTGGTATCATAACACACCCTCAATAAATGGATTATCATATTCTTTTACAAACACACCATCCTCTATAAGCATAGCATATCGTTTACATCTGATGCCCATATAATCACCAAAGTCTACATCTTTATTAATACTTTTACTAAATACAGCAAGAGGATCGGCAACGGCATCAATATCTGGGTGACCGTGCAGAACATTCCATTCATGCATAACACTAGGATCATTAACTCCAATAAACACGACCTTTGGACCAATGTTATCCATATTCTTTGCAAACCCAGGTAAGTGTCTGTTAGTGCAACCCGGCGTAAACGCTCCTGGAACACCACATAATATTACTTTACCTTGAGGTATTTCGTACGGTACATAATCGTTATCTTTTAGTATGTACAATCCATTGTTGTTTATTTGCATTATAGCTCCTTTAATCATATATAAATTCTGACGATTTATTTTTCTTCTTCTTTTTAAATTTACTCAGAAATAATTTTATTTTAAATATTAGAATTTTCATTAATCCAGTTACCTATTAATTTGTGTCCTATATCGTTAGGATGATGATCTAAATTACTTATTTTATATTTTGTATCTGATAACAATTCTTCGGCACATGTACCTCCAATATCATTAAAAAATGGCCATCCTATCAAATCAATTTCTTTGTTGTCAATTTTCGTAAACCATTTATTGTTCAAAAGCGTAGAAATAAATTTATGTGTTGTTTCTTTTCTATCTACTATAGGAAAAAGCATTTGAAAAATATGTAATTTGATATTATTTAGATTGCATAGTTGATGGATTTTAAATATAGAAAATAATGTTTGTTCTACAGAATACTCTATTACATTATTATGTATTACTGACCAATCATATTCTTTACAATAACCGACATTAAATTTATAGTTAGTATCATAGTACTTACTATCAATTAACCATTTCATATACGGATTTTGTCTAAACTCGGCTTCCATCTCAGGTGTACTAAAATTATATGCCCAGTCTGGATTTACAACATTGTGTGGTAACGCAAATCTATACCAATTTGTCAGTCCTATTATGATTCTGTCTATTTTTTTCGGCGTATTATAAATTTGTTTGATCGCAGCATTAATCATTGAAACATTGTCTGCTCCGCTTTTGCCAACATTAATTATAGTACCTTTACTAATATATTCTGGCCATTTTTGATAATTTGAAATATGATCCGGATCGGTCTGGCTTTTGTAATTGGAATCTGTAAAACTATCCCCGCTTACAATAATGCACTCGTTATTTATTTCCATTTATCATTCCAATTATTATATTCATTTTTAAAATAATCTTTATTATCTGATTTATATAGTAGATAGTTGTTTATTTTATCAGAAAACTCTTTAAAGTGCTCTTGGTTATCTGGAACAATATGCTTCCAACCATATGTAGATACATCTGTATATACAACATTTGCACCAAGTTTTTTAAATATATCTTTAGTCTGTTCCATATGTCTGCCACCACCTTCTTTTCCACTCGGAGTAAAGGTGAGAAGTATAACATGTTTATCAGTCCAAGGGTATCCTTTACCATGATCTAAATTCATATTTGATATTACAACAGCCCAGTCTAATAAATTCTTTGTGCTTGAACTCATCATTCCAGTAAACTCTGGTATTGCAAATACAAACTTATCAAACTTATTCATCATATCAAATACAGCGGTTACATCTTTAGGTATATCTGCATCCATACCATTTACATTTACTACAGGTATATCATAATCAGCCAAACAATCTATTCTATCAAACTTACAACTCAATAGTTTTAACCCTCTGTAATTAAGGCTGTTTGGAGCTTGTGATGTACTAAGTGCTAATATCATAACGTGACATCCACTACTAATCTGCGACCAGCAAATATTTCTAAATCAAGTTTATGTTCTTTAAATTCTTTGTACGTGTTTTTATATTGTTCCATATCATCTGATATTCTATTTAAAATTAATTCTGCTTTCCAATGACGCTGCCAAGACATAGGTTCCTGAATAATTGCATTAGGGCTTTTGTATATTTCATTCGTAATTTTATCAAAAAATTCAAAATGATCGTCAGGTCTGTATAGTAATACACCGCTCCATATAACTTGGTCAACATTAAAATCAACTAAGAATGTTTCTAAATCATTCCAACTCTCATGCCTAAATTCTATATTATCGTAGTCTTTCCATTTTTCTGTTGCTATGTCAATAGGTTCTTTACTTGTATCAAATCCCATATATTTAAAATCAGTATAACCTTTTGAATGTAATATATTTAATACTGGTCCATGTCTGCAGCCAACGTCAACAATACCTTTACATTGTTTTTCTATAATAATATTTGCTTGAGTTTCAAATAACTCATATGCCTCCGGTGTGTCGAGGTATGACATATCGCTAAATTCATAATCTTCTTTTAAAGGAACCTTTTGACCATTCTCTATTTTTGTTTTAATTTCTGGCCAAGGTACGTTATGTACAACTTTTTCATTTAACCAATTTAATCCTTCAACTTCTTTATGGTCGACATAACAGTTTAATGACCTTCGTGATATATTATTTGGATCGTTTAATACCTGACCGCCATGTAAGTCTTTATCATTATTAAAGAATATTATATCGCCAGGACCATATATAACACTTAACCATTCTTTGCTTTCGCTATCCTGAATATCAATTCTAAAATCATTTTCCAAAGCAACCACGACAGTAAGCGGAGGTTTGCCTATTTCGTCTGCGGTTGTTTCAAATACATGACTGTCAAAATCACTTATACCTGTATGTTTAGCTGCTTTATACGTGTCACGATGCTGAGAAAGAGTTGTCGTCAAACATCTCCAATCCCATAAGAAATAATAATCCTTTATTTTAAATCCAAGACTACGTTCAATAGCTTCTTTTAAATGAGGAGGCATGTCACCTTCTAATATGTCGTGGTGATATGTACCATTTGCAGTAGGAAACTCTTTGTGGAATTTATAATTTTCGAGCGGATACCTTTCGTCAAGTTCTCGTACAAACTCTTTCCAATCATAATCTAATTTAAATTTTCTAATAACGTTCATATTACGTCTTTAAATAAAGGAGTTAAACATATACGTGCAACATCACCACCACGTCTTCGCCTTATATAATATTTGTCTTTAGTAGTTGCTAAATAGAAAACATCAGATGGAGTTAAATCGTATTCTTTACAAACGTCTAATTGCATTTTTCTATATTTGTTAAACATACTATCTACAGAAAAATTATTCATTATTAATTGCATGGTTTTTACACCGCCATAATTCCAATTCTCATATTCTTTTAATCTATGTAATGTAGGGTGTGGCTCTTTAGTATATACCAAACCTAACCTTTGACCAATTAAACCAAAACCTTTTGAAAAAGAAAAGAATACTTGTTCTGTGTTTTCAGGTACGTTAATAGTTTTTATAGCGGTTGAACTAACATATGTACAATCAAGGATAACTGGTGACTTAGCATGGGAATAAATTATGTTTCCTGTTTCTGCTGCAGGATTTGAAAGATATAATGGCTGATTTAAAACCTTTGTACCTTTACCTCCAACCATATTTGCATATTCATAATCGCCTTCAAGTATTTGCCATACCCTGTCTTCTGTGAGTGACCAGTGATGTATAGCATCTGTTACGCCATGTACATAATAACAATATGTAAAATCTGATAGGTCAACCATAGAGCTTACCCAGTGCCTATGTGTAGCCTCAACATGATTTAATTCTCTGGTTGCTTCGCCCGAACCTCTACTAAAATATGTATCAGATACTTTCTGAGTCTGTAATAACTTTTCTACAGATTGAAAACGTGGTACATTTACATATGGTAAATTTCTTAGTTCAGATTTTTGAGTAGTCACCGGCAGCTCTCCATAACATACGGTCTCCCATCACAGGTGTTCGTCTGTGTAAGGAAGTCAATTGGTCCATTAAAATCATATCACCTTTTTGAAATATGTGGTGTGTTTGATATTTACTTTTAAATATAATAGGTTTTAGTCTTTCAATAAGTTCATTATGATCTATGCGAGTTTTACCAAGCCATGCTTTACATATAAAATGATATGGAAAGTAAAAGTAATACTTATCTGTATGAGGATGTCTACCAACTAATGGTCGAATAGAACCTTTGTTTTTACTCATAAACTCAAGTTCTGGATCGTCATCATCTAATTTGTACATTGTATTGTTTTTAAATTTAAGACGTATTCTTACATTTAGAAAATATTCCTGATCCTCTTCAGATAAATCGTAAAAAGGATCTGATGTATTGCATATAGATAATGTAGTATTAGGATCACCCTCTACGCAATAAAGACTGATTAATATTTTATCTATTAAATGTCTGCTATTTCCATTAGAGTGCCAACCTAATTCACCGCCACCAAACATACCAATTTTTTGCCCTGACTCATCTCTTTTATCAGTAACATAAAATAACTCTGGTACTTTTTTGGAATTCATAAACAGTTCATGTCGTTCTAATTCACCAAACATGTTCATATAATCAATATATGATTGCTCTGTAAACTCTTGTTCGTAAAATATTTTATGACCCTTTACTTGTACTTCACGTGCAATAGGCCACATTTCTGATTTATCGTAGGTCATTTGTAAAATCCAAATTTATCGAAGTTTTCTAAATCGTCTGTACCATCTAAGCTAAACATTAAAGCAATGCGTGGTTTATCACTCATATTAATAACTGCATGAGGATAACCTATATTTAAAAAATATGCTTTACCACAGGTTAAATTATATGCTTCTAGTTTACCATCACGTTTAAATAAGTTAACTGTATTGTTATCTCCATATATTGGAACAATACATCTTACTGCATATGATACATCATAGTCTACATGAAACGGTATTATTTTACCGGACGCCAATTTAGTAATACGAATACGAGACGCTGGCGCTTTACATTGTGTAACTATTTGTTCAAAATAACTGTCTCTGTAATCATCAGTTGGTACATTATATAAGTGTTCTTCTCTTCGTCGTAATCGTTCTTTAATGCTTGTAGTATGAGGCAGTATTTCTGATGGTGTCGTAAGATTGATTTGCTCAAAGTTATCGTAAACATCTTTCACTAAATCTTCGTGGTTCATACATAAACCTGGGTTTGCTGTTCGTACATCAATAAACTTATCTTCACCATGTAACTTATCACAATTCTTGCGTAATTTATCTAGGTCAATATTAACGTTTAATTCCATTATGGATGGTAATTGATTTTTTTTCATTTACTTTCCTTTAACAAATAATCGCTCAGCAATCCATCCGGCTGAGTCCCACTTATGTAATCTAACTTGTTTCCAATTAAGATGATGTTGTCTATGATAACCTTCACCTGCAATAAAGAGATTTAGCCAAGCAACATCACTACCACCTTCTTCATTATGACCAACTGTATTTAATAAACCAAATCCTACCTTTGCAAATATGAATGGTATCACACAGAAAGCAAGCCAAAAATATGGACTTATTATAAATGATACTATGTTTGTAATGATAAGAATTTTTAACCAATGATGGTGACAAAATACTAACATAGGGTTATTAAACAAGTCACGAGAATATTTTGGAGATATATTTTTTATATCCCATGTTGTAAATAAAACTTTCCAATAACCTACATGTTTCCAAGAGTGTGGATCTTTTTCGCTATCAGAATGATTGTGATGCATTCTATGAGAAGCGATCCAACCAATTGGAGTTCTGATACAAGCTATCATCAACATTCCAAGACCTATGGCTTCAAACCACCTAGGTACCTCAAATTGTTTATGACAATAATACCTATGCAATAATATAGAAGCCCCAAAATGCGATATGATTTGAGACCATATTAATCCAACTATTATTGATGTTACAATCATTTATATTCCTTAACTGATATGATATTTATATCAATCCAAAGTTTTTAGAAATCATGTGAACCATAACCGTGTTATTTGAATTTATTCTTGCTTTAAGCTTATGTTTACTTATATCGTGTTCTTTTGTACCCTCTGTATATGCTTCAATCTTTTCGCTCATATGTTTAAGGTGCCAAGTTTCACTCAACCTATCAACAACAACATTATTCATTTTTACCTTATATGACATAATGGTTTCGTTGTCGTACCCAAATGATTTTTGCACTTGTGGTGGATATATGGAGTCTTCCTTTAGTTCTTTCATCATACCTAAAACATAATCAATATCAGAAAAATAATCTAATTGTTTCATAACTTTTCTGCTTGCCATCATAATACCAGTATTAAAAACGTAATTTTCTGGTTCCATATCCTCTTCAGTTAACATAGCATGGCAATTCCAATACTTTGCTTCTGGCGATCTAAAATCTCTTTTATAGTTTTGAAAATAAAATGAATCCCAAACCTTTACGCCTGAATCTATGGCAGAAGATGTATCACACGCTAAGCAATGTTCTCCTTTAATATAATCAAATACATTAACATCAAAATTATTAAACCAAACGTCAAAATCTACATATAATACTAAATCATATTTCCATGTCATTTCTTCTAAAAGATAAACTTTATACAGATTAATTATATCATATACTGATAGGTCAGGAAACCTACTACTAAATTCAAGCCATTGGCTGTCATTACCAAAATGAATATAAGTCGCGTCTTGTTTCTTTGCGTATTCAATATGGTTATTATATAATTTGTCTTTATATTTGCCTAATCTTTCTTTGGTTCGTTTACTCTTATTGACAGGATCGTCCTTTGGTCCTCTTGGATTATCTAAGTGTTCGTCAGGTATTTCAATGTAAATAGAATATATCAGTTTAGTTTTATCCTTAAAGAATATATTAAACTTTTTACTTATGATGTGAGCAATTTCAATCTCATTCCAATCCAACGTCTGCGGCGTTTCTTTAATTATTTTATGCCATCTCTCGTCCATAATTTCATATGAAATATTTTGACTCTCCATAATATATGAAAATACGCTTTCGTTATTTGGATAATAATACATTCTTAAAAATTTATATTCATCGTCTTTTATGCCGTCAATTCGCATATCTTCTATTCTTTTGATAATGTCCGGCAACCGTTCAATAAATTTAATTTGATTAATATGCTCAGACTTAGCAATCATAATGCCTGTATTCATTACGTGGTTATCTTTACCATTTAATAAATCTTTTGTTATATGGTATTTAAGGGTAGGCGAACGGTTTCCGATGTTTTCAAACATAACACCTTCAATGTCTTTGCTTGTAACTTCGTGAGTCTGTACTTGAATATGAATACCTTTGTTTAAATCTAATTCGTCAAACACATTCTTTTCTGTATTAAATATAACATCCATATCAATATACATTACTTCATCATATTCTTTAGCCAACTCTGCCATGATATGATGTTTGTATATATTGGCCTTTGTAAATTCTAATTCAGTATCAACATCAAAGTCTTTCATGGTGTTATAATAAAACTTAAACTCAACATTGATTAGACTGTTAGCATACTCTTCTTTGTTTGAAATTAACCTATCAAAATATTCATTGATAGACTCAGTGGCATAATAGTTCGCTCCCCACTGGTCGTTCTCTTTTTTTATATCGTCATATGTTGTAAATATAATTCTTTTCATAAACCTATTACCATATATCGAGTACATTCATCATTTACTTGCATTTCACCTTTCCACAGAACCACGGCTAAGTTTAGCGACTCAACGAATGAGTCTATGCTAACGTGTGTATTAATATGGCTTTGAACAGAATGGTAATTATTACTTTGAAAACAAATCATCGTATCTTTTGGTTTTGCGCCAACGATTAAACGAATATCTTCTGGCTCCATGTGTTCACAGCTTGTATTAATAATAAGTTGATAGTTTTCAGATCTAGTAAAGAAATAGTCTAATGCATCGTCAGTAATAGAATAATTATGCTTATAATCATTATTGTTACTTTGAAGCTCTTTACTATATTTTTTACATAATGGATCTGAATCAACGTTCCAAATTTTAATATCGTTATCAATTTTCTGTCTAAGCAGCATACCATTTAATCCATACCAACTGCCAAGAATAATAATATCTTTTAAGTCTTCACTAAGGAATGGCACTAAAGTATCAACTAGCCATTGCTTACCTTTTAATTGGGTTTCATTAAGAGAATTAATAACATCAAAACTTCTATATAAGTCTACGTCTTTATTATATTTGGATTCAATATAAATGTCACCAATTGTTTTTAGCGCGTTTTCATAAATGATTTCTAGGTAACTCATATTTCATTCCATTATACATATCAATTGGTGCATTTCTGTATTCATTAGCAACACTGTTTACTAAACCGTGCTCAAACGTATTAAACTTTAATCCTTCATGGACTAAAAATCTATCTATGCCTTCGTACTTACGCATGAAATAATCTTTATTTGATAAAAAATGATCCCATATGTGAGTCTGTTCACCCGCGGTCCATGTGATTACTGAACTGTTTATATGTACATCATAGGCATGCGCGGCCATGTACAAATCGTCTTTCCAATAATCTTTAAGTATTGTTAATCCGTCCCATTTTAAAAATGTCGATGGATCTTCTTTAATATCCATATCTAAATCAAAAAATAAACACTTACCTTCTACAGGAAAGTCTGCACTAAACATTGCAAGTTTATTCCACCAAAATCTGAGTGTTGGTTTTTTAAAACATGGAATTTTTTCAATCTCAACCCCGGTTGGATCTTCTGTATAACACAGGTATTGAGCCTTAGGGTAATATTCTCTAAGCTGATCTCTTAATCTATTGACATGTTCGGCAGTATACTTATCGCCGTGTTTTACGAATATTATATTGTCTGGATTCATTATTCACTCTTTCATTATAAACATAAATGTATTTATAATAGGCTATGATAAATCGCCATACCAGATGTAATACTTTTTGATTTACGAATAGAAGATTTTAAATCCCTATCAGCGGCCTTAACAATATCTTGTTCTAACGCCCAAAGTTTAAATCTAAATAATTCTTCTTTGTTTTCGTTATTGTCTCGGATAAAGTCGTATATTACGTGGTCTACTTTGTTTTCATCTTGCTTTGCATCTTGGTCTAAACTTGCGCTTGATTTTTCAAGGTTCTTTTTACGTTCAATCATAATACGCATTCCGAGCATTTCTTCTGCTAAACTTTGAGCTTGGGCATTAACTAATTCACCAAATTCTCTTGCATGCACTCTTTTGTATTCGGAAGTTCCTTCAACAAGCTTTTCTTCAGTATAACCTTCGGCAACCAACGCATTGTAATCTGCATTGTCATTTGCTTCAATCATATATTTGATTAGTTCATCGTTAGAATTTTTATATACAACTTCAATTAAACTGTATTCTTCATTCATATAATAAGCTGTCTGAACAGCTCCACTAAATTCTGCCATAATATATTTTCCTTAAGGTGTGTTAGTTATTACACTTTTCAATGTGTGAGAAGAGACTGTAGTTGGAGTACCATTTGGAAACTCCTGTGTTCGATAATCAGATGTACTTATAAATCTTTGTGTATATCCAGCTGCTGATGAACCAGATAATCTTGTATCAGCCATCACAGAACCCATCGTGTTACCAGAACCATTTATATTGTATCTTAAAACCGCGTTATGCAATGGGTCACCGGTTCCTGCTACTGCAGCGTATTGTATCATTGGTCCAAATATATCGTCAAACATAGATAAAGACATTTCTCTTATATCGCTATTTGCGTAACTCCAATATACTGGCATAAAGCTAGGCGTGTTGGCTGCAGGGGTAACTTTATGTAGATAATAGTTATTAATTGTTGTAGGTTGGTCCTGAGTTTCACCAATACCGCCCGCAGTATACGCGGCAGCATTTGCTCTTGTGTCAATGAATACTGGTGTTGATGATACTAATGTTGAGCCTGAAACACTATTTGACGAAGATATATGATACATACCACCCGAGTTGGCATCTACTGTTCCGTTACCAATAATTGCCATTGCTGGTGCAATAAAGAATTCCCAACAATCAGCCAAGTCCATAGACTGAAGATCGCCAGCAGTTGGAGTCATAAGCAATGGAAACCTATGCAAGTCTGTATCAGTAGGTAATGTTGGTGTAGATGTTATTACTTGGTCTATTCTTGAGTATGTACCACCAGTAATTGATGATATATTAGGCGTATTGCCTGAAGTAGCAAATCCACCTTGTGCTGCAGTGGTAGATGTACTCGTACCAGCTTGCATTCTTGTATCAGTAATTGAACCTAGGTTTCCGCCAGAACTAACCACGTCTAACCGAACCGTAGTATTTAAAGAATACAAATAAGCAATTCTTCGTAATATCTGACCTTCATACGGGTCAAAGGCTGGGTTTGGCATATCAAGGCCAACGCCAGCCCCAGTTAAATCACCTTGTAATAACCAACCGGCCATTACGCTGGCAGTCCGTAAATTCTAAAAGTTTCATTACCTGCTGAGTCACGTATAATAAGCTTGTGGTCAACAGCTTTAATAAAATCAGTAATTGTTGTTTGAGTAACTGTATCCATGGTTGCAATCTCTTTTAGCTCTAGTGCGTTAGTGATTACTTCCGTTGTATTTACTTTAATGGCCATGTTCATCTCCTTTGCTAATTTGACTAGGCATTATGATTATTTATAATAAATAAAAGTATTGAAGTCTTTGTAATGTACATATTAATTTAATGGAGAATAACATGGCAGACAAGACAACTATCGATGCAGAAGCAGCGGCAGCTATTGACGTGAACGGAGACGGACATATTTCAGCCGAAGAAATGGCAATGCATTTAGAATTTAAACGCAAAGCATTAGAGGATAAAGATGCTCAACGAGACGCTATCCGTAAAATGGCTTGGTTTTCGCTTATAGGATTATTGGTATATCCATTAGCTATTATATTAACATCGTGGTTATCACTTAATACCGCGGCAGGGTTAGTAGCTGATATAGCACCGACATACTTTGCATCAATTGCGGTATTGGTTTCAGCATTCTTTGCTGCTGATGCAGTAGGCAAAAAATAAAACAAAAATAGGGAGGCTAATTTAATAACCTCCCTATTACTCGGGTCTTCTATGCGATCTTTAGGCTGTGTGTTACACCTCTCCTAGGCTGATCCTGCCAATTGGTCAGGGTAGCTGGACTTGAACCAACGACCTTCGCATTCCAAGTGCGACACTCTACCATACTGAGCTACACCCTGTTTTTCCCGTATGAATGAGGAGATGCAGTTGCACCTCCCCATATTGTTGTTCGGTTCCTGCTACCACCCATCGTCACCGTTCCCAACCGTTGGGCCTAGCAGCTCTCCTAGACCATTTGCCTCTATAAAACTATATTAATCTGCGCCTTGATTCTTTGACGATATTGTCTGGCAAAGTTTAGGTCCGGTTCCCTCATTTGCAAGACGCAGGTTAATATAGTTTTCGTGGGAGAGACTTTCTGCAGTGCCTCTCCCCTTAGCTACTTTCTCGTCTGTAGCAAACGCCTGGGTTTCCTTCGGTACCAGATATTCATACCCACCTCACAAAACCTTGTACATTGGCAGTCAGGCTTTTCAAAAACCAGTATTAGTCTTTACTCTCTAATACCCGCTTTCGAATTTCTTTATATTACTAATATAACCGATTCGACATAGAATGTCAATAGTTAATTTTCATATATTGAAGTTTTTATAAATTCTATGTCTGTATTAACTCCTAAAACTTGAGAAGCTAATTCGTCAAGGTAATCAAATTTTTCAGATTGAAATAAGTAAAGAGGATTTCCACCAGCAGGACCATTAGCTTGTAATAGAGTTGCTGAACATCCGTGATCTTTTGCGAATTGCTGAACCTCTTCGTTAGTTGGTTCGTGAGATATGTCAAGCTCGATATTGTAAGTTGTCATAGTATTTTCCTTTGTTTATTTAATTCTAATATAACTGATTCTAAAGAGAATGTCAATAGTTAAATTAAGCTGCTAATTTTGGAAAATATGCAAAAGCAACAAAACCTGTTGGAGCAACAACAACCATTGTACCTTCGTCGTCAACAATTATATCACCTATTGATACAGATGCCATACGTGAAAATCTTTCGATGTTTGACTCTGGACCAATGTTACCAATTTCAAAAACTTGGTTAAAGTCTTCAGCAGTAATAGTTGAAACATGTGTGTAATATTCTTCAGCAAAAGCATCACCGGCTAAGTTACCGAGGTTAGTTCCTCTTAAATCCATTGACATTTTCATCTTTGCTGAATATGCAGGTACTGTTTTACCAGCATTAACCGCATCAACGATTTCGTTTGTCATTTGGATTTGATATAGTTTAAACTTTTTCATAACATATTTCCTTATTTGTTGATTCTATATTAACCGATTCTACAACAAATGTCAATAGCTAATTTAAGTTTATTTTAATTATTTTCGTCTTCGCCGAGTTGATTTTTACCAGATACACCAGTTACAACCATTTCACCATCTTCGTTTTCGCCATATGTAGGATATTCGTGTACAACATCTGCTTCAGGTATAAGTGAATCTATTTTGATTGAAAAACCGTCAGCACCACGATCAGTTATATAAACATGACCTTCATCGCCGTCCGTATCACGAGCATCATATACGCCTTCGCTTGATGCGTTTGTATGTACATAAACTGCTGACACCAAAACAGTGCCAGTGTTTAAGTCATCAACCATTGTTTGCAATTCTGCTAACGTAAAGTTATCCATTCTTTTTCGCCTTCTTTTCCATAATTTTAACTGCTTTGTCGTATGCTTCTTTTGATACCACACCTTCTTTTAATAAACGCTGTCTATTAACTTCATGTCCTGCTTGTGTATCTTCTTTAGATCCACCCATATATGGAACACAGTGTCCAGTTTCTGCCATGATATCGGTAATCATTCTACCATCTTCAGCAATAAAATCGCCAAGGATACGTCCAAATTTACCTTTCATATCCTCACCATTACGCGCAATTTGTGTTTTAAGAATACATTGTTTACCTAATAATTTCTTTAACTGTTCTTTGGCTGCTAGACCAAAAACCTTTTCGACTTTATCTGATGTTCTCGATTCTGGTGTATCAATACCCATAATTCGCACACGCTCATCAGCCAATACCACACCAAAGCCTAATTCAATATCACAGTCTACGGTGTCGCCATCAACCACTCTGTTAATAATTGCTCTATATTCATACATAATTGTTACACTCCTAAGGTAAATTCTTTTTAGATACACAAATATTTATAAATAAGAGGAATAGCAAAAATTTGGATGCGCGATTAGTTTAATCGCATGTATTAACTTGGAGAAAGTATTATGTTTGTTAACAAGGCGTTATGGTTATACGCGATAGGTTTATTCGCAATTTTTATTACTATGGGAACTATTGCATCTGCAGAAGACGTAGAATGTCCAACAGGGTACGTATGTACGAGATCAGATACTGATAGTAATATCAATTCTACTGGTACGATGGAAACTACAATTAACCAACCACCTCCTACAGCAATCTCCCCACAATTTTCAGCAGGCAATAATACAGACTTATGTACTATCGGCGTATCGGCTGCGGTTCAAACGCAGATCCTAGGTATTTCTGGTGGTGGTACATTCACTGAAGAAAATTGTCAGAGATTAAAGAATGCAAAAACATTATATGATATGGGAATGAAGGTGGCAGCGGTATCCGTGATGTGTCAGGATACTGGTGTTTTTGACGCAATGATGCAAGCCGGAACACCCTGCCCGTACGATGGACAAATTGGTGAGGCAGCCAAACTTGGTTGGGAAACTCACGTAGAAGAAACTAAAAAAGAACTTAAATTAATGGGACCTATAGATGCAGAAAAAGTTGCTCCTGCTGTTGGCGCTGGTATTCTGGCCTTCTTACTCTTCCTCTGAGGAGACTAAGAGCATTGCGCCATATTATGGTTATACTGGAAATGCAGTAGCAGACCAAGCTTTACAATGGTCTATGCCTGACCTTTTACCACAAGGGGTTCCTGGGATTGATATACAAAACGTAATATACCGCTATACGATACAAAAAGAAACTGGCGAATGGGTAACCGTTTATGTTCAGAATGAAAGAATAGATGGAAATGGATATATATTTAGAGAAAGAGATGATTGGAAGCCGGGTTCTATATCCGGTATGGAAATTAGTAAAGCTGTTCCTGTAGGTAATATACCAAGAGAACTATGGGGAATGGGAAGTATTGAAGTAGTTGGAGAAGGTAAGGTTGAAGGCGCAAGTGTTGTTTATACATATAAAGTTACACCGTGTTATGATCCGCAATATGATCCAAACTGCCCAGGATATAAAAAGCCAGTTCCTGAAATAATAGAATATGATTTAGACGATATATACGACGTGACAAAAGATGGAGATGTTGAACTCAACGATCAAGCAGAGGTCCAAGAAGACGCTGATGATTTAGAGGATGCTGATAGTAGAAAAGAAGCTGAGATGAAAGAGGATAAGAGATCAAAAATGAGATTGGAAGATGCAATGGCTGCGGGAGAAACCGCAACTTACTTTGCTGAAAATCAACGAATTAGTATAATGAATGACATTGCGCAAGCTGCATTGAATAGATCTTATCTTAACGTAACTATACCGGGTGGTACATATAACGAAGTTATTAATATACCCGATGGTAAAATGCCTGATGCAAATAGCGGCGCACGGGTTGGTCTCGCACAGCAATTATTACACCAACAAATGGTTGGTATGCAATATAATATAAACAATTAATTAGGAGACAAAAAATGTTAAGTAAAAAGATTTTTGGATTAGGTGCGATAGCAGCTATGACAATTTCCTCAACAATGGTCTTAGCTAACGACACACCTATTAACGGAACAGTACAATCACGTTGTGTTATTCAAACAGATACCGCAGGTACATATGGTAACCCTAATGCGTATACTCTTACTACAACACCATCAGACGGTGGTGAATTAGCAGTAATTCGTTTTGATGTTTCGTTGGCTGATGCGTACTATGCCCAAATCACTGCGCCAAGCAGTTTTTCATCAGCACCAAGTTTACCTGATGTTGTAACATGGACTGGTGATACAGTTGTGCAAACAGTGTCAGACTCTACAGGTATGAGTGCTTATGAAACTAACAAGGTTGAAATTGGAATGATGGATCGCTACGATCTAACAGCGACAGGATCAACTTGGTTTAAGACTTCATCATCAGCAGTTATGGGTGGTAACAAAGCCTTCGCTGGTGGTAATTATACGGCTATCGTTGTAGCGGAGTGTATCGCTCAATGAAATGGTGGGAGCAGTAGTTCAAGTTCATCTGGTGCAACTTGTAGAATGTGGCCTGGGTGTCCATAACTGGAGCTCTTAAATAAAGGTGGAAAAGATTATGAAAAAAAGATTGATATTCGTTATAAGTATAGTTTTGATTACAATATCCTCTGCAGCCAGTTCTCACGAAATGGTTCCAACTTATCCTAAGATTAGTGGTTCCTATATAGACGGGCTGCAGAAGACTACCATGACTATGTTTAATAAAAGAGCAGATGTTGAATATTATGAAATAGGCGTATTCACTGAAGATTGGAAACCTATTCCATTTGTTTCGCAATATAAAGTTTGGAAAATACCTTATTTGAGTACTGTTTCATTTGATATTTTTGTAAGAGACCAAGATGCAAGTATAGTAACATATATTTGTTCTCAGTCTAAATTGAAAAAAGACAATACAAAACGTACCGCGGTAAGTTCACGCATTTGTTCTAGAGTGAAAAAGGTTGGTGAATAATGAAACGTATTATAACATGTATACTATTGATGCCATGTATGGCGAGTGCTGATAGTAGTTCTATAGGATTATCACTTCCAGGAATGGGTGCTACATATGGACAAGATAGTATTAGTACTGGTGATTTAGATTGTAAAAACTCTATTGGTGGTGCAACGAATTTTGAGTTTGGCCTTACTGGAGTTATTGATAATTATTCAAGCCCCTTTAGTGGCAGCGGAACTGATACAAAAGATGTTGGTGTATATGCACGAATTACTATACCACTTGATAAACCAAAAGAAAGAATTAATTGCAATTCATTATATCAATTAGAATTGCGTAAAAAGAGATTAGAAGTTTTAAAACTACAACAAGAATTAGAACAACTAAGAAAATTAAACGAGTCCGGCAATTCTGGATTTGAAAACTAAGGAGAGCAACATGGCCGACAAAGACTTAGGCGAAGGCATTGAGAATTTTGAAGCTGAGGTAGAGAATTTAAAAAATACCAAGATGAAATTCTTAGGTATTACTATGACTCCCACAACGATCGGTATGTTGTTCGCGTTAATCAGTTCTATTTTAGGCGGACTATATGGTGCTTTCCAAGTGTACGATGATTACATGGGCATGAAAGAAATCGTGCGAAATATTGATGTTGATATTATTGAAACCAGAAATAGAGAAATTGAGGCATCATTAGAAAACGTTAATAAAGAAATTACTATTCAGTTAACTGCAATTCAAAAACAAATTGATGATGCTGAAAAACGAAATAGAGAAGGCAAAGTTGATACTCGAGACCAAATGAATAATTTGGACGCGCAAGTTAGAAGAGTTGAAAAATTAGTACGAGATTTAGAAGCAGACGTAAGACAAATAATTCAAAATGCTGAAGAACGTTTTGATAATAAACGTGATGCATTACAAAACCAATACGACAATAAAGCAAACAACCTTAGAGATTCCAACGACAGTCGTATGACTGATTTGGAAGGTAAGGTTGAACGTGATAACGAAGCTTTGAGATCATCAATCAAAAGAGAAATGACTGAACTCGAAACAACATTAATGAATAAATTACAGAGAGCATTAGACAACCCGTTAGCAAACTAGGAGAAATATATGCAAGGACCATCAAGAACATGTCAAACGTGCGGACATAAATGTCATTGTTATAGACCAGATTGCGATGAATGCCACAACGATGTTTGTACTCAGTGTAAATGTAAAGAAACAGAAACAGACGCACGATCATGGAATGGATACTTAAAATGAAATGGTTTTTATTAGTATTAGGATTAGTAATGGGTGGCATCGCATGTCACATATACCAAGAAACTGTAATGAAGAGTAAAAATTACTGGGAAAACGTTGGACCTACTATGGATAATATGTTAAACCCAGATAAATACAATAACGATAAGGCAGATAATGTTTAGCAAAAGATGTAAAGCTCACCTGGAAGATGTTGGTGAAACTGGATTAGAACATGCAAAAGGCGCAGTGAAAGCTGCCATTAAATTACAGGGATTAGTTCCTATATTATTAATACATGCTATTGCACCTCGTCTGTTTATAAACACCGCAACTAATACAATGCGAGACATTTTAAAGGATAGACACAATGGAGAATAAATGCTCATTAATGGCCAAGTGTGCTCAGATAGCATACATGGATGGAAAAGAAGCCAAGGCTGCATATAAAAAAGTTGGTTATACTTCACATAAATTTATTGAAAACGATGGAGCTCAAGTTCATATCGTTGCAAACAAAAGTGAAGTAGTATTATGTTTTCGTGGTACTGAACCTGCTGAGTTTTCTGATATTAAAGCAGACTTAAATGCTTTACCAGATAAAGCAGCCAATGGACATGGACTTGTTCATAATGGTTTCCAAACAGAAATCGAAAAGATTTGGGATCAAATTAGAACTGCCATGGCAAAAATGAAATTAGAAGGAAAGATGTTTTATATAACTGGGCATTCACTCGGTGGAGCAATGGCTACTATTGCAGCTAGCCGATTACCAGAAAGATGCGATGCGTTATATACATATGGATCTCCAAGAGCAGGAACTCGTAAATTTGTTAAAAGCTTTAACCATATTCCTCATTACCGCCATGTTAATAATAATGATATTGTACCAAAGGTCCCGTTTGCATTCCTCGGATATAGACATACAACATCTCCACGTTATATCAATTACTACGGAAATATTAGAAAAGCTTCCAAATGGCAAAGAGTTAAGGATCAATGGAGAGGCAGATGGCGCGCATTGAAAAAAGGAATGCCTTTTGATGGTGCATACGATCATGGTATGAATCATTATTGTAAATACACGGAGGATAATGAATAATGTGGGAAATGTTATCTAATATGGCAGGAGATCGTTTATGGATTTATACTGCGATAGGCGGGTCCATTATTGGTCTCGCGTTTTCGACATGGTTCAGCACCACGCGAATGGCTTTATGGTTATACGCTCGATTCGATAGAGGAATGGATTTCTTGGTTGAACGCTGGGGTTGGACATGGTTGGAGCAGCCAGAAAATGCTTGGCGTAAGAAGTATCCAAAAATCACTCAAAAGATTGACGATATGGAAATGCGTTTAAAAAACTTAGAAACCAAATCTAATACGAAAATTATTAGACAGAAGGGAACGAAAAAATGAATTGGATTAAAAACAGACTTAAAGAAAGAACAACATGGGACGGCGGAGCATTAATAGCTCTTGGTCTTATGATTTTATTCATGGCACCATTAGCTAAAATTGCTGCAGGCGTAGCAATCGCATGGGGTGCTTGGACTATTTGGAAATCCGAATAATATGATAATTCAAGTCACAGATAGAGCCAAAAGTTATTTAAAAACTGTAGGCAAGCCAAACGTATCACTTAATGTAAAAGGCGGTGGTTGTTCTGGTTTTCAATATGAGTGGGGTGTTACCGATAAGGTACCTACTGTTGAAAATCTGTGGCTTGATCCTATGGCCGAGATGTTTGTCTTTGGCTGTACTATTGATTACATTGAAGAACTTGGCGGATCATATTTAAAAGTAGTAAATCCAAACGCAACTGCATCATGCGGTTGTGGCGAGAGCTTTGCTGTCTAGGTTATATTGATCTAAACACATATCGTCGAGCGTTTTAGTAAGCTCACACAATTCTGATAAATTATCAACAATACATGAAGTAGCATCACCTGCTCTTCTATCGGTTAAAACCCTTTTAAGTTTTTTACCAGTAACTCTTTCCATTGAATCAATTACATCTAATACTGAATACCCTTGTGCAGAACCAAGGCATTCATATGGTGTATTTGTTGGACCTGTTTCAATAGCCTTTATTATAGAATTGCAAAGGTCACTGATATGTATATAATCGCGAATACAAGTACCATCGCGAGTAGCATAGTCTGTACCAAAGATTTTAATGTCGGCGAAGATCCCAGCAGCCACCATAGCAGCCACACGAATAAGGTGGCTAGGAACACCGAGCTGCCGATGTATCCCATCAGTACCAGAGACATTAAAAAAACGAAAAATAGTGTGCCCATTGGCTTTCTCCTTAATTATATCCTCAGCTGCCACTTTACTACGCGCATAAGGCGAAGCCATTTCAAATGCTGAGCTGGTACTGGCAAATATAAAATTTGGTGTTTTAACTTTACTGAGCAAATGGTCAGTACCCATAGCATTTACTCTGTAATATTCAGATGGTTCTTTAAGGCTTTGTGGTACTACACTTCTACCAGCTAAATGCACAACAGCATCAAACTCTTGTTCATTATACATTATATTAGTAATGTCTACCTTTTCAAACAAATCAATAAAAGATATATCATTATGTTCTCCATGGAAATTAATATCCCACCCTTCAACATAGTGACCTTTTTGTTTCAGAAGTTTACATACATGTGAGCCAATATAACCTGTTGCGCCTGTAACCAAAACTTTCATTATAAATAACCTTGTATGAAAAATGTATTTATTATAACTTTGACTATGTTACTGTCAGCATGTGTAGGTGGAAATTCACCTGTATTACATGTTCATTTACCTACTAAACATACATTAACTCATAAAGCTTTTGCTTATTATGGTTTAAAAGAAATACAAGATCGTAATATCATTAGTCAATTAATGGACGTAGATCCTGTAACGACTGAATGGTGTGCTGCATTTGTTAATATGGTTTTAAAACAAAATGGTTACCCTACCTCTAATGAAGTAAGTAATTACCCATTGATGGCTCGTTCGTTTTTAGAATGGGGAAATCCAGTTAATAAACCTAAGCAAGGTGATGTAGTCATCTTTACTCGTGGGAATAGTAACTGGCAAGGGCATGTCGGATTCTATGTAAGTACCAAGGTTGTGAATGGCAAGAAACATTATTCCGTGCTCGGAGGGAATCAAAATGATGCCGTTTCTATTAAACAATATCCAGTATCTGATTTACTTGGCATAAGACGTTCTCCTAAATTGGTACCCGCGGCCGGACTCGAACCGGCAAAACTTTGATTTTAAGTCAAATATGTATACCAATTCCATCACGCGGGCTAACAGTCTATGTCGACTGAAGGTTTATACAAACTGCTTGTTGACCAGCTTTAAAATATCCATCGCCTTTACCAACATCTGATGCTAATACATCTCTACCATTAAAGCATTCAGACATTGAAGTATATACGTCATATGTTTCTACGTATGGTGTTGAGTCATAAAAATATATAAAGACTAATACCCACATTTTGTTTCCTATTATTTGGCTGGAACGATAGGACTCGAACCTATACTCTGCGCTACCAAAAAGCGATGCATTACCATTATGCTACGTTCCATTATTTATTTGGTATTCCCCGAGGGACTCGAACCCCCAACCTAAGCGTTATGAGCGCTGAGCTCTAACCAATTGAGCTAGAGGAATGATGTTTGGTGATTCCTGTAGGACTCGAACCTACGACCTAGTGCTTAGAAGGCACTTGCTCTAATCCGGCTGAGCTAAGGAACCTATGCTGCTTTTACTTCGGCTTTTAAAACTTCAGCAACCTCATTGGCTGCCTCTAATGTTTCAAACTTTAAATCAACTACTTGTGATTCTCTGAAGTTATCGTTTTTTGGTCCAATCATAATTATATGTTGAACTATGTTTTGATTACGAAGTAATATGTATGGCATTATGAGCTTTCTATCCTAGATTGAGTTATTAGATATGGTATTAAACTTATATTTATCCAAAAAACCCAAAACATTATATTATATGCTATTAAATCAATCAACGTTTAAACCGTAATTCATATGTTAAGTTATCCAATTCAAAAAACATAATTGAATGACTATACACTTCTCGTGTAACTGTTACATATGTAGTTTTGTCTCCGCATTGACGTTCATTCTCATAGCCAACGATTTGTTTTTCGGTTCTAGACTGATTTTTATCGGCACCGATAACTCCTCCTAGGACCGCACCAGCCGCTGCACCACCATCATCTCCGGTTACCCCTTTACCAAGGATACCTCCGAGAATCATACCAAGTAAGGCGCCACCACCTGCGTCACCCTGTACTTGTACAGAGGAGTAGATAGGTACTTTAACGTTTTCACAGACCTGCATTGTCTTTGGTATTTCAGTTACTATGGTCTTATCGTAGTCAACTACACGAACATCGCGTGGTTGTGCCATAGAACTGGTGGGTACGGCCAGTGCGGCCAGGACAAGCAGTGGGGCGGTTGCCATATGTACCACACTGCTATTCTTAAAATTATTAAACATAAGGTTGTTCTCCATATGTAGTTTCTAAATCCATGATTGGATCTGATCCTTCAGCTTGTAATGTTAGCTCAAGCTCATTGCCATCTAGACCATGTGGTTGGCTCTCCCAGTATTTATCTGTTAAATCACTTAGAGACATAGAAAAACTATCCTCAATGTTATCAATACCCCAGTCTCTAATCTGAGATATTAGGATGTCTTCAAAAGACGGTTCGTACATTTTATCCATGTTAATCATTTCATTACTTTCTTTGCATATTTTACAACTTGTAAATCAACAGGTAATAAATCTTTCATAGAACCTGTTTCAGCCATTTCTTCACCAACACGTGAGAAGGCATTTAGAATTTCTAGTGGTACATCCATGTTCAATCCACTTTCAGAAAAGTTTATCATTTTACGACCAAATGCAGCAATAATTTGTTGCTGATTAGTTTGTTCGAAGAATGTTAGATTAATTGAAGCCATAGTGATTCTCTTTCGTTTTGTTTATATTACTAATATAACTGATTCTATACCAAATGTCAATAGTTAATTTACACAATACCGAAAAAAGTTGCGACGCCACAACCTACAATAACACCAACTAATGCCCAAGCTGTTATTGCTAGATCAGCTTCTGTTTTGGTTGTATCTGTAAATTGGTATCCAAGTACTATTCCGATAACTGCGAAAAAAACTATTATTGCAAAAAACATGTGTAATTCCTTTATTTGTTGATTCTAATATAACCGATTCGACATCAAATGTCAATAGCTAATTTAATTAAATTGCCATGCCATTTACTGTTTGCCATTCTTTCCAAGATTTACTCATTAAATAACCAAGAACGTTTTCGACAAAATCGTTACCACAATCAAACCAAAATGCTTCAATTAATTCCTCACGAGGTGAAGTATCCATATCTCTAACATGTTTTACGAGTGCTTCAGTATCGTTTTGACGGAAATAAGAAAGAGCTTGCATAAAGTCATTTGCATCTTCGTCATACATTTCAGAAAGCTCATCGTTATTTTTAGCATATGAGTGGTACAAAGCGATTAATTCGTTTGTTTTTGTAAGAGCAGTTTTAGTATTAAATTGCATAGTCATTAGCATATTTCCTTATTGATTGATTCTAATATAACCGATTCGACATCAAATGTCAATAGCTAATTTGATCTAAAGTGAAATTAAATTACTAAATCTTGTTACCAATGGAATAGCATTTGAAAAAGCTTCTTCCTCCCACCAACGATCCGCATATGGCATATCAACGTTTTCGTCTAGTAAACTCCCAAGGTTTTGAGTCATATATTGTTTAACATGAATCATTTCGTGAGCAATCGTAGTAAACATATGACCAAGGTCTCTATTGTCTTTTACCAATATTGTAAACTTGCCATCAGGTTCGTCAAAACACATTCCATTGTTTCCAACTAAATCATGCGCTTCAATAGAAACTTTTCTTGGTAGTATTCCATACTCTTTGCATATCCATTTAACAAACTTTTCTGCAAGATCGTTTAAGGCAGAGTCTTCAGAAATATAAACATCAATAATCATCTAAGTCTTTTCTTTAATATTTCATTTGAAAAAATTGACCACATGGCAGCTTCTGTTTCATATGCTTCACGTTCCCACGGTAGATCCCAATAATTATCGCCTTTAACTGGTTTACCAAACCAACGTGATGGTTTCTTTCCTACACCAGAAATGAGTTCGCCTTTAATGTATTGTTTGGCATGTACCATTTCGTGGAATAGAGTTTTACATATTTCAGTTCTACTTAATGTTGGATTAATACCTATGGTAATACCTTCCTCATTGTAATTACAGTAACCACACTCTTCGTCAAAGTCGTCCTCAAAATCAATTTCAATTGTTTCATCAATTTCTAAAAAGTCGGCTGCAAATACTACCATCTTATCCATTAAAGGATTTGATACTTTCTTTGGTTTACCATAGGTTGAGTAATACATTAGTTCTTTTCAATCAGTATGTCAAGTTTTGACTCAATAGAATCTAATCTGTCTAAGACAAGGTCAAATGATTCTTCTAATGTTAACTCAGGTTTAACTAGGCTTTGTGTTAAACCAGTTACAAAGTCCATATCCATTTCCATGGGTTCTTCGGCAAGTGGTTTTTTAAACATATTAAACATATTACTCAATTCCTTCTAAATCTAAAATAAACTGTTTCTTTGGCGTTGTAGCAGTCCAATAACGTACATCCTTTTCTGCTTTAACAATATCTTTTGATAGCTCTTTAACCATTTCATTGGTCAAGCTCATAATGTTAATACGTAATAAACGGTCAACATCATCACTGGTAGCAGACGTATTTTCAAGGATTTGATTACCTACATCTTTCTTTTTACGGTCTTTAAATATAATCTTATCATTAAGTATAGATTGAATAAATTCCATTTTGATTTTTAACCAACGAATTTGTTCAGCGGCTTCAGCCAATCGTAATTCAATACGTTTTTGCAATACACCGATACGGAATTCGCAGAAGTCTTTAATCAAATCTCGTTCATCGTCATACTCACGTAGTTTACCATGTTGGTCAATTACTGTAAGGTTTTCAGATAATGGTTTAGTCAATTTAAATTTACGAATGATACGTTCATCAGTCCAAGCATTTGCTGAAGCTAATTTTAATTTAATTTCAAATCTAAATCCTTGCTTATCGCATTTATCCTCATAAGAAACAATATCGTTATCATCTTCTAGTTTATTAAGTACTTTAACGTAAGACTCTCGGTCATACCCGTATGGTACTTCAGTGATTGTTAATACGGTCTTGCTATTACGTTCAAAGGTTCCATTGACAATAAACCGTTTGTTTTCAATATCGTAGGTGACAGAACCGCTAAATTCAGGAAAGGTCACAGGAAGCTTCTTGGTTATAGTACCACTCAACAAATACTCACGAACAGAGCCAGAGAGGTCATTAGGGCACCGTGGAAGTATGTTAGTAGCGAAACCAGTGGCAATACCCTTGGTTCCGTTAGCTAAAACTAAAGGAATCACTGGTAAATAATATGATGGAGGCTCATGTTCAGGATCATCGTGTACTGGTGATAGATCCATGTCTTTAATATATTTTTCAAAGTTATTATGAACTCTTGTATATACGTAACGAGCTGCGCCTGGTTCTTGTACTAAACGAGTACCAAATGATCCACGACCTTCAACTAAACAAACATTGTTATTCCATGTTGCTGCCATAAGTTGACCAGCACCAGCAGCCGATGCTTCACC